TCAGCCCATAATACGTCATTTAGTTGTTGTCGAGTCGGAGCTGTGCAGACCACACGAGCATATGGGAAGCACGAAAGGAACCAAAGTGCGATTGCGGCTTCTTCAGCAGTCTTCCCGACGCCCTGACCCGATCTAACAGAAACCCGTTTGTACATTGCAATGTCAGTCGCAACATTGCGCTGCCATTCATCAGGTGCGAAGTTGAGGATCTCTTTGAAAAATAGGACGGGTTGATTACGATATAACGGTATACGCTTCTGGAATGCCAGAAACCGCCTATTGATCTCCTGATTCGTCTCCGCTACTTGATCCATCATCCATCACCGCCGTTACCCAATCATCAATTAGTTCTTCATCCAAATCGCTTTCGCCGGCAGCTTTCTGTTTGTCGAGCTCAAGGCGTTCCCGACCCATTTTCAGTTTTTGTTCCTCGACCATGCGTTTATGATTATCTGGTAAAAGATCAAAATATCGCGTCAGCACTTCTAGAGCCTTCATCTTATCGTGGAGCTTAATACTTATTTCCTTGCCATCCTTTAATTCGCTGATTATTGTACCATCAACCTCATTCGCATTCTTAAAAGCTACGAATGTTTGTTTTGAAGTCATTTGTGTCCCATCTTCCTTCAATATCGGAGTTCCCTTTTTTGTGAATAGTGGAACATCTTCTTGTCCAAAGTCAACATAATCAGTTAAGTCCGCGAAGGCGATAGCTACATATTTATTTAACACGTCCATAGCATCGATAAAGAGCGCGTTCGCCATGTTCGATTTCAGTCTCTTTATTTCCTCGCTCACTTTAACATTAGTTAACAGTCTGGAACCTTGAACATGAGCTGTATCGGCGCTATAACCAGCTTTAATAGCAGCTTGTGTCGCATTGAAACATTTCACGTAATAAATGCAAAATAGCCTTTGTTTATCCGTTAATTCATCGTTTTCAAAAACAGCATCAAATACTGGTTCGCTCCGTTCTTCTTTCCTTTCGGAACGTTCCGTATTATTGGAACGTTCCGATTCATTTTTTGGAGCGTTCCGTTTATTTTTACGGAGCGTTCCATTCAAATCATTGATGCGTTCATCTTCTATCACTTCGCCAGTCAGAAGACAATCCCACTTATCCTTTGCCTTCCAGCCACGAATTGTTCCATCGGATACTCCCAACTGCGCGGCGATGTCAACGAGATTGGTTTCTCCATTGGCTGCTTTGTAGACTTCAAATGCTTTGTCTCTTTTCGGATCTCGAATTCGCCCCATGACACCGCCTCCTTCTCCAAAAATAAAAAAGCCACTCCTAGAGTGACTTATTTGCGCCTACAACGTTATTTATAAGCCCATACTCCTGCAGCTATATAGATAGATCCGACTAAACTCCCGACGATGATTACTATACTGAAAACACGGAAAAGATCTCGTCCTAATCCACTTGGGATCTTTGACATAATGACTAATAATATAATTGCTACAATAAGCATGACGATAATTCCAATAATAAATGGTCCAGCTGAATTCCACATCGTTGACCAGTCCAATGTAATCCCTCCTCCCGTCATCTAAATTCGACAAATGGAAGAGTTATCCTTCATTATTTCAGATCTCTTGTACGTCCCATTACATTTCACCACCACCTAAAAATTTCGTATGCACAGTAAGGAAAATTTTCCTTACCTATTTTCTCGTCAACTTCCGACACGGGGAGGAATATTTTGTAATTTGTCGAACTTTATTTATTGAAAGGAGGTGATCTCATGGCAGATAAATTAAAACCCGGTACTCCCGCTCCGAAGTCAGGACAATATGGGGTTGTTGGTCCAAGAGGAGGCGACAAAGGAAGGGAAATTACCTCCACACAAGGCAAGCCTCTTCCTCCTACGCAAAATCCTGGAGAGGGATACGTATTGAAGGATCCAACTAAACACAAAAAGTGAAATTTTTTTCTTGCCACCATTCGTGGTGGCTCTTTTGTATATAAGTAGCGAGGTAAGAAACGCGAATCCCTCCCTTGTCATACATTCCTTAAAATCCCGCAGGCATTGTTGCGGAGCGTTTATTTTCGCAGAGCAACTATGCCGGAGCGATACCCACAAGGGTTTTGCTACGTCGCAATAGTGTCGCCCGCTCACTTGAATTATCTTCTTAGATGGCGACTCTATTGCGGAGCGATGCATTCAGAAAATTTTAAGCTCCTTTTTCCATCTGATCTTGTTTGATACGATCCGAGCTTGACGCCTCATCTCTCCACGTTCCTCGCCATACCTTTTCCATTGCCGCCCCTTTGTCTCACCGTCATATTTCCATCCGGCAGCTTTGTAAATTATTCCAGTGTGACCATAGGTAGGATCGGAATACGATATCAGTGTGTGAATTTCTGGCAGTTGAGCTCGTATGATTTTCGTTGCTAGTGCAAGGCAACGGCTTTCGCTATTTTTTGGACATAGATCTTCCAAATACATTCTGGTCAATTCTAACATTCGAAACTGATCGTATTCTCTTGCAGTCGGCCTACCCCACAACATACCGCCAACACATTGCCCTTCGTGATATACGGCCAGCCTCAAACGTGCCCCACATGGCGTATATCCAAGGTAATGACGTTCAGCTATCCATTCGTCAATCCATTCACTGTTGATGATCTTCAATTGCAATTGCTTAGCCGAAGTGGGAGGAGTGAAATCGAAAACTAGATCAAGCGCTTGAATATTTTAATGCCTCAGAGCCATTAGGTTAATGAATGAGAGCCACTGTGTTAATCATGAGAGCCACTGGCAAAATCTTGAACATTGATTGTTTTTAAACAGATCTCTTTCTTGGGGCTCTGCCCCAAACCCCGTCCTCGCCGGAGGGCAGGTGGTCTTTGATAAGACCACTGGCGTAAAGGATTCTGGGCTTGAGAGGGCTTCAAGGGTCAAGATGAACTCGCTCCGCTCGCCCTTGATTCCCGCATCATTCCTACTTCAAAATCAAAGTGGCTCCGACCATTAACATGGTGGCTCTATTTTATTAACATCGTGGCTCTGAAAAATTAACCACGTGGCTCTGTCGGAGTGAAATATTCAAGCGCTAGCTGCTTCACGTTCATTCCTCTCCTATTCGGCTAATTGCCCATAAAAAATAGGGAGAACGACAAACGTCGTATCTCCCTAAAGGGGCTTGCTATTGTCTCAATATATCTATAACCTCAGCAAAAGATGAGATTGTACTATTTAACCTGCTGTCATCTTTCGTTCGGTCCAATGATATTTTCCCAATGTCTTCCCATGATAATTCCCTGATCGATTTTATCTCCCTGTTTTCGTTTAACCAATAAGCTGATAAATAATTGTTTAATGTATCCCATGCTTCGCAAATCTTTATTCTTTGTATTTTAGAGAAATACGGCCAGTCTTTAATATCAATCCCATGAGAGAAGTAAATATTCTTTAAATTAATGGGATCTGAGTTTGATTCCATCGCAACTAAAGAAAGATATACTGTTTCTGCTTTTTTCAAAACATTTGTCTGGTGAAGTTCTTTATATGTTCCTTCTTGATGTTCAATTCGTTTAGCTGTTCTTCTTGAAAATGTAAATCCCCATGCCGATAATATAAAAGCCAATACACTTATTACTAACGGTACGTATGTCTTAACCAGTTCTAACATGAAATCCTCCTCTCGTTGAAACCATTCGACATAAGGAAGGAGTTTCCTTTCTATCGTCGAATTATTCTGTCCGATGGGAGGTGTTACGATGTCAAAAGGCAAAGATGCAAAGAAAGAAGAAAAGAAGAAGCCTAAAGCCAGTCCTGCCAGCGCTGTATCTGGAGGTACAATCACTCAACAACCATCAAAGAAAAAGAAAGAATATAAATAGGATGACTCATGTACACAAGTGGTTACGCTTTGCGTACCTCTGCTGATTTCGATAACGCCATGTTCATGGGTGTAAATGTTACGGTGTGGTAAAACAGCGAGATTATCGACTATGGTGAAAATATCACAAAACATACCGATAAAGTGGTAAATATTAATGATGGATATTATTTAAAAGCCGCGTGCGAAATCATAGTCCGCTAGCGGCTTTATTTTCTATTCCTTGATACACTTTATTTTTGAGCAGTATTGCATAAGACCATCCCAGTTGCCCCATATGCAGCATTGACATTTGGAAGGCTGTTTTTTCTTGATTAATTCGGATGGGATTAATAATTTATTCATGTCGCAACCTCTTCCTTAATTTGTAAGTTAAACAACAATGATAAATAATACCCTTCGATGAAATGCATTATTCAATCTAAATAAAGAGTTTATTTTCTGAATATTCACACTTAAATTGTCGACATTTATTCGCACCTGCTAAAACGAATAGAGACCGCGTTTCCGCGATCCCCATTGACATACTTGCTTGGTACTATTCATAGTCGCGTGCATCCGGCGGTCTCAAACCCGCCTATTATTCTTACTTATCGGCTTTCGCCTACCTGGATGCACACTAGCTGTTTACATCGAAAAGCGGTAATTTATTCGAATGCGCCTACCGCTAATGCGCAATCCCCGGAATGGGGCTTCATGTGCCCTAGTGCTATTACACATCATTGGGCATTTCCTCGACAACCGGCCTCCTTCACATATGAGTTTGCACACTACATATTGTGATCGGCCTCGTTAAACATGGTTTTACAAGTACAATGTACCATGTTATTAATTCGCGTTTACTACGGATTATCATTATTATATCTTGTGACTCTACCAGCCGAGATAAGATCGTCAAGGGTATGGAACTTCGACGTACGCTTACCTTCTTTCCAAACTTCGATCCATGCAGCTTTCTTTTCCAAAATAAATCGACTAAAGGCATCATTAAATACAGTCGTAACAAGAACGTTTTCTTGACGAGAAGAATTACCTTTTACGACTACAAATATTTCGAATTGAATATCCATCCAGCGTCATTACCTTTCAATCGACTTTGGGAAGCCGGAGACCGATCTCTCCATTTTTGTTCCTTCCTCTTCCATAAGCTATTATAACAAAATCTAGTGTGCCATTGATCTTTAGGCTGTTGGCAATGTTTTTGATTGCGCGGCGGCGCTTATCTGCGAATGTCGTAGCCGATATTCCATAAATATCTTTCCGGTATCCTTTCGCCATATATTCCTGCGCCTTGAGATATTTCATTCCATCCAAGAATAGGAGCTTTGCGGAAAGTCCTTCATGCGGATCTCGGATGTTATTAACTACCTGACGGACAATGTTCGTTAAGGCGACGTAGAACTTATAATTGACATGACGCTTATCCTTTAATATGACGGTGTTTGCTGTAACATCAGCTGTTATTTCTTGCCCCGTTTCACGCTTTGCGATGGTTCCTTCAGCTGCCAATAAGTCGTAAGCAGATAAACCGTTCTGCATTTCCTTGAGTGCTATCTCATAGTTGCGGATAATATCGATCATATCGGTGTACCGGTTCAAAAGCCATATTGTTTTCCGGATGTCATCATCGGTTAAATCGTCGAAGAAAGTTAGCTGCAGTATCTTCTTTATTTCCTTTTGTTCAGCTGCGATGTCATTATTGGAGATAAGCTCGGTACTCATTGCCATCATCCCTCTACGCATGTTATTTGATTTCGCTTTTAGCATAGAGCTTTATTAATTCGGGTTTACTACGGATTTTTACTCTTCCTTATTCCTTCTGCGATAAATGGGCTTGTTCTCTATGATTCTTAATGGAGTTGTCCAGTCCTCCGAATCCGATAATGTATCTATGGCATCCTCAACAGCCTGCAGTTTTGCATCCATCTGATCTATGTAATGCAAGGCTACTGCCTCGGGAAGTTGAGGTTGTACCGGGCTACCCCATTCGCCTAGGTTGTGATGTGACAGGATCATGTGCTGTAGAAGGACAATGGTCTCCGAATTAATATCAATCCCATTGATAAGAGCTGCTTCCGTAATCCAGTTTACTGCTAATGAAATATGCCCTATCAGTTTGCCGGTAAAACTATAATCTTTGACAACACCTAGCTCTGCGTCCAATTCTTCGGTCTTGGCAATGTCGTGCAATATAATGCCGGCAAACAATAAGTCGCGGTCTAGAAACGGACGTTGCTTTGTTATAAAATCAGCCAGCTCGAGCATGCGAACAATATGATACGGAAGCCCAGCGTAAAAATTATGGTGCATCCCTTTCGCCGCGGGGTAGTGCATAAGCTTGTCTTCGACCTTTGAAATACAATGGTTAACGATCATTCTAATGACTTCGTCCTGGATGCTAACGGCGGTTTCCTTGATCGTGTAAAGCATATCAATCGGTTGAACCGGAGCTGACCGTATGAAATCAGTTAATACATGGCCGTCATCATCAGTCGCCGGTCTAATTTGTATGATCTTGAACTGCAGCTTTTCTTTATAACTTTGTACAATACCTCTTACCTTTACAAGCATGGGAGCAAAGAACGTTTCTTTATCGGTAGATGTAGCATCCCAAAACTTAGCGGATATCTCCCCGCTAGTATCTGCAATAACCATATCAAAATAATCCTTTGGTGGAGTTGCATTCGTTTGCTTAACATCAGCACTCTTAAGCAGATAGAAGCCGGTTATTTCATCACCTTCGGAGAATGTTTTAATCAGCGTCATTTGTATCCCTCAATTCTTTGAAGTCATATTACGTACATCGTAAACGATTAATAGAATGATTGAAACTGTTTATTCTGTTCCTCTCTTTCCTTAAAATCAACTAGAGTCAAGAGAGCTACTTAACAGATTGCTTCGGGTGCTATAAGGAACCACACAGATTTATTCTTGAAACATGTTTCACCACGCGAACAATTACAGTCACCATCATTATCACACCAATTTACTTGAAACCCAATTGGACCTACTCCAAATTGATATTTGTATCCTTCTTTCCTGATAGGGTGAGAAACATTGCACGACACCGATCTTGAGCAGAGGCGTGAACCAATTTGAGAATTGCACTTGTCGTGATATTCCACCCGTCAATTTCTAAGACCACAGTTAGAGCGGTTGCATATTCCTCTGCGTGTTTTTTCATGATCTTTTCTTCTGCTTCCATGGCTGCGGGGATGTGGACCATTGGACGAAACACTTTAAACGATGTAGATGTAGGCGAAAATGTATGTACTGCATTTACCGGGAAATCGGAATAGATTCTATAACCCATCACATGCATTGCTATCCATGCATCCCGTTCTCGTTCACTCATTGCTTCCCAAGTCATGAAGTACCATCCTTTCCTGCTTCTTTTCTGAGGATATCGACGATACTCTTTGCAGCTGCTGCATGACCGTTTATTCTGACTATACTTAATGCTTCGTATAATGCCTGAGACTGTTCTACAGCCTGTTTCAACCGCTGCTGGAGGGAATGATTCTCGTTGCGAATCGTTATCGCAATCATGCTTTCGCGCTCATCAACAGCCTTTAAACGCTCATTCTCCTGTTTGACTGCATCTAACTGTTGTTGGAGGGATAAATTTTCATTTAAAAGCTCAAGCCTACCTCCTGTAATCTGTTCGATGTTTTTCTTGGCTGCATCTAGTTCGGATAGAAGGTACAATATGTCTCTTGCTAGTTGCGAATGATTTTTTCTGTATTCAGCGTTTTCTCGTATCTCTTGCACTTTGTCATTCAAGGGGTTTCGCCTCCTCATACAAATAAATATTCAATTTCCCCTCTCCCATACAACTTACAGATAAATCCTTCAATGAATAATCACTTGTACTTAGGGAAAATTACCATCAAAACAAATGATTGGAGTGGATATCGTGAAAACTAAAAGTGCTAATGGTTCTGCAATAATGATCGCGGTAGTTATTGGGTGTTTTATTATAGCGGCTATTGTTGTTGGATATATGACAACTCGTTAAAATGAGCTTTTATTCAAGCGGTGTTCCTCGCTGCTCTTTTCAGATATTCCAATTCCACCGACAGCTGCCGAATGGCTTCCATATCCTCGTCCGGGTATCCCCAAAGCGGACAGTATAGACCGCCATATCCGTTGTTGTGGTTCGCGTCGTCATCGCCAAATATGTAATCCCTGAAATCGAGAACCAGCCCCCAATGAGTCCCCCCGTGCGAAAATCCGTGTTTTTGTTCACGGGTCTTTCCTTCTTTGCCGGGCTCCAAATACATAGGGACACCGGTATAATCATCGGTGTACCAAAGCCTTCCATTCGCCCAGTGAAATGAGGCAATTCTATAGTGCTTATTCGAGTAAAAGAATCGCCTGCCGCGGCTACCAATCTCGTTGATCAATCGATTTACAAGTTCAATTCGTTCAGGTCGATCGAAAGGAGCTGATCCACGTAGCGGCTCCGATTGCCCAACTTTTCGAACCCGTACTTGCTTACAGAAATCGATGAAGCTAATTTCCCAGCAATCGCTTGCCTCCAGCCACTCGCCGTACTTAGCCGAACCGGCTGTATCAGCCGTTTTGAGGATGGAATATGCCGGATGATCGCCCCACATATCCGATGGATAGCTGACCTCGTACAAATTCATGTACAACCCTCCCATGTCTTCAATATTCAACCGGAGTTCGACTGCAACTTCCCTTTAGCCATCATTAGATAATTTTGGTAGAATACTAGTGTTAATAGTTTCCCAACGAAAGTAGGTGAACACCAAATGAAAGTTTATGCCAATCTGCTTGGTGATTGGGTCGAGTTGAATGGACACGGAGAGATTTTCAATACCCCAGTTCAACAATGGGTTAAAGAAAATAATCTCCATGAACATGTATTTGTTTCTATCAAGTACAAGGGTAAGGGTTACAAAATACATGTTTCGCAAATTCAGTTGGTCCAAAATTAACCCGAAAAAAGCACTCTACACGAGAGTGCTTTTTTCGCTCCCATGTCCTTCAATATTCATTTTGAAACATCGTATTTTTTTCTCACTTTCCCACCAAGACGACCAACTTCCTCCGGAGACAATAGAGGCGTCGACGCTGCGAACTCAGGGCTCCATCCTTTCTTAATCCGGCTATGAAACGTATTGCTCGGTATCCCGTTACTTCGGGCCACGTTGAGCCATTCACCGTGCCGGTTATATGACCGCTTTGGCTTGAATATTGCCCTGTCGATGCTCCATCCGTCAACTCGAACACGATGTTCGAGCCGCGCCTTATCAATACCGTTGTTCGCAGCTATTTGATACTGCTGGGGCGTGATGTATTCAATCATCACGCCCACCGCCTCCATCGCAGTCATCGCAGATATCGCGGTTTCCGCTGTAAGCGTCTACCGGCACCCAAGAGCCGCAATGGAGGCAAAAACGCACATACTCTCCTCGATCGTCCCAAGTGCCGCCCTTGCTCTCAATGAAGCGTTCCGCCTCGGATTGAGTCATTTTCAATATCAATTCCTTTCACCTCGATCCTTTTGTCATGTGATTTTTCTTTGACACATTTTGGATGAAGATGTACGATGTAGATATGTGTCGACTATTGTTTGTTAAAGGGGTTAGTATCTCATGACAGAACGTTTTCTCGCAGCATGGGACTCAATTGATCTTTTTGCAAAGTTTGCTTTGTTACTACTCGTACTTGGTGGAATTGGTTCTGTATTTACTGTCTGGGCAACTGATTCAAAGCGACCAGTCACTCAGAAAAGACGCGCTAGAAGTGAATACCAACAAGGGATCGGCGAAGCTGCCGTAACAAAGGATCGCAAATAGATTACTATCCTCAAACTTTAAATTAACATCCCATTTACCTAATCTTCGAATCGCACGCCATATCCATAAGATTTAGATTCTGTGGGCATCATGCTCGATACAACATCATGCATTAGTTTTGCGAAGGTATCTGCTTCATGCGAATCCATACCGTCTAGGAGCCTTATTTCTGACGCTCTTAGCTTCCGTCCCGCTGCCGTCGATAATAGCGTAACAATTGGTTCCAGCTCCTCTATCCGGTGACGTTTAGCTTCTTCTTGACTATGAATAGCAGATTGCTTTAGATGGTATACATCCCAATCTTGTTCATCAAACCAGAAATTATCGCCGTATCTTTCAGTATATAAAGAGATAAGTTCCTGCTTCTTTTCTTCACTACCTTCGATTTCAATATGGCAATATCCACAAGCACGGAAAGCGTTCGATAAAACGCCTCTTCCGGATCGCCCGCGTCCGACGACGTGATGTGTCGATGAGCATGGGAGTTTGTGACAGTATTCGCAAATGCCGCCCGAACGTTCGATCGCAGTCTTAACTACGGAATCAGGGAACTTAGCTCGATCTGCTCTATTTGGATTGGATTTATAATGATCGAAGAGACCTTCTTTCCAAGCCCGAACTGGTTTCTTTTCTTTGCTTCGGCGTTGCAAGCTATTGTATGGTTTCTTTTCCTTAGGCTTCTTCTCGGGCTTGGGGTACATCATCATCTTTGATCACCGTCCTCTCAGAACATTTCGATTTGAGTTACTTTCTCCTTGGGTTTAGCCTCGTGTTTCTTCTTACATTTTGCCCCTATTCCAATGCGGCGGGCTTGCGGATTTTTAAGCCTACGCCTACAAATCAAGCAATGGGAGTATTCCTTCGCCTTTTCCATCCTTAAGCGCCTCCTGTACTCCGTATTGGAGCCAGTCACATTGTTTGACAAACTCGATAATTTCGGCGGCGATCATACCATTTTCCGTAACTGCGGCATCCGTCCATTCGGATTTAGAACATTCCCCGTATTTCAAGGCAAGAAAATAGTTGCCGATCTGAATATGCGCGGTATAAGTTGTCCGGATGACGGTTTTATCTTTGTAAGGCGACGTTACGAATTTCGAGATCGAAATAATTCTTGGGCGCTCGTATCGGCCTATAATCTCCATCACTCTGTTGTGGAGGATTTCCGGCACTTCATCCAACGTGATGTAAGTCGTGCTCAATGCGTTCACCTACTTTCTCGATGTAGCCTGCGTACTCCAGCGCCGCATAGTGACGTTCCCGCTCGTTCGGAGTGTACTCAGTCGTCGTTACTCCGAAAGCGGCGTAGAAGGCGACTGCTTCTCGTACATGCGCCGGTTCGTTGTGGAGGTTGTTGAGGTCAATTAATTTCATTCCACTCACCCTTTCATCAAGGTCAGGAAAATTTTCCTTGAGGTGTTCAGTTATCAAAGAATGATCTATGTTATGGGCAGCGTGCGCTACTGCCTCGTGGCGGAAATCCGCGACCATCGCGCCAGTATGGCGCTAGGTTTCGGCCCGGTCCGCTTTGGGCCTCGTCAGACGGTTAGTTGGAATCGCGGACGTATCCAATGATTTGGTATTCACCGAATTCGTCCGGTTCCTCGCTGTAGATCGGGATTTCGATATAATCGATATCCTTCCTTTCGGAATGCATAAAAGGGTCAACCGTCACTCCTGGAATCAACTTCATTTCCATTACCTCCCGCGTTTAAGGCCCGCCGAACGTTATCTTTTCCGAATCGCCACGACCAGCGCTACCACCGATACCGCGAATGCCGATACAGTGAAAATCCACGTTACAGCCTGCACCCTGTCGTCCTCCCATAGTATTGGAATTGTATCGTTCGAATCATCTATGTTAAGATTGGGTGGAGAGGCCGGGTCGACTCCGACCTCTCCGAAGGGAACCTTTTAACGTTTGCCGCGGCGGCTGCGTTTGGTTCCTTTTTTCTTTTCCTTTAGGAGTATCCAAGCTGTTGCCAACTGAATAACTGCCGTCAGGAGTTGTACCCAATCTTTCATCTTCTCACCCTTTCAGGAAGTTTATGTTTCACTTCCTGTACTTAATATATCACTTCGAGTATCTTTAAGTCAATACTTTTTGTTTGACTTTCTGTACCTAATTTATTACTATTGAAATACCACATTAGATTTGGAGGGATTATATGCCATTTAGTTACAAACCACTTATGAAGCTACTGATCGACCATGAAATGAAAAAAACGGATCTCAAGGATGTTCTTGGTTTCGGACCATCAACAGTTGCCAAATTCGAAAAGGGCGAGAATGTATCGCTCGACGTGATAGATAAACTTTGTACTTATTTTAAGTGTCAACCAAATGATATTTTGGAGCATAAGGGATAAACTCTCTTATGCTCCCTTTGTTTATCAAGAGCTACCAAAGAAGTTAGCTATTACTCCAAATATGCTATACGCCACCGCTATTATTGTGCCTAAACCTAATAAATAGCGAGTGATGCTTTCTTTATTCCCTTCATCGTCTGTGACTGTATACCCAGCACGTTCCATTATTACGGAGAATGCCGCGAAGGAAATCAAAATGGCGAATAAGATAAAAGTTCCTGGTGGCATTCCCCATATTTGCATCTATTCTTCCTCCGATCAGCGATTTTTCAATTTCTCAATAACTTTATCCAAATGCTTGCCGATCTCGACCTGTGCGATTGCCTTATCCACTTCACTTTCCGTTTCTTCTCCCATGATTCCGGCGAATTGTGCGGTTTTAAATCCAAGAGCCTCCATCTTCTGTTCGTCGCTGCCGTTTCCGCAGACGAGGTAATAACTAATGACAGAATCCTTTTGCCCCATTCGATGTGTCCGATCCTCACATTGGGAATGGATTCCGGGTGACCAATCCAATTCTCCAAATACGTTGATGTTTGCCCTGTTCTGCAATCCATCAATACCGGCTGCGGCTCGGAGAGAAATGATAATGAGATTTGTTTCAGCGTTAATGAACTTTTCTTTTGCCTGTTCTTTTTGGTTGTTCGTTTCGAGCCCTGTAACCCTAACCGGCTTATATGCAGCCAACTCATCCAGCCAAATTTCATATACTTCATGATGATATCCATATAGAACGACCGCTTCTCCAGCGTCTAAAAGCATCTTCACGAATGCCGCGACATATGGCGCTTTTGAAATACCGGTTGCCTGTCGCATTTTTTCCCCGATCTCCCGCTTGGCTCGTCCTTTTTCGAATTGATCTACAATTCTGTCATATCGGGAAATCAGTTCCATGACCGATCGCATTTCCTTGATGAAAATCTTGTCGTCCGAATCAATATCTTGGACAATCCGACGTTTCGGCGGGAGCTCTGTAAGAACCTGATCCTTCGTCCGCCGCAACATCAGCCCTTCCCGCCGTAGATGATCACCCAGCATTTCAGGATCCGCAACAACATCTTCGTTATATCCATAACACCATTCCCGAGTGAAGCTACCCCAATCTCCAAGGCATTGATGCTGCAGGATATTCATGATGTAATAGATTTCCCCGCCTTTGTTGTAGATCGGGGTTCCTGAAAGTCCAATCGTATTCCCGGCACTTTCGGACAAAAGAGATGCTGAGCTGTATTTCTCCGTTCCGGGATGCCGAAGCTCTTGGATCTCATCGAAGACTACGAATTCGAATTTGTATTCCGGTAAAGCCTGTTTCCATCCGCGCAAAAGCCCATAATGGATGATGTAGAACTGTGCTTCTGGGAGCTCATAAGGCGTCAATCCTTTGATGATATGAACCATTCTGTTAGAATCAGGGAACAAAGCAACTTCGCCAGGTAGAGGCTGCGGATGAATGAAATTCATGATCTGGCTCCGCCATTGTGCTTGCACACTAGTCGGGACCACGATTATGCCGGGAAACTTCGCTTGTGCCGCTATCCATGCCAATGCTTCAACGGTCTTCCCTAGACCCATATCATCTGCCAATAGAGTTGGAGCGTTGTTGTTAAGGAATGCCACTCCTTCCTTCTGGAACTCTGTTAACTGTCCTTTGAAAAGGAGCGAGGACGGCTCTGCTTTCTGCGGCCCCCTCCGAATCTCTTCGCGCCGAAGAACATATGCCACAGACTCATCAAATGCCGCTTCCCATTTCTCCCGGTCAACGACTTGCAATGGATACCGCATCATTAGCCAGTTAAGGTCGCCATTGGTTCGCTTGTTCCGTTTGAATCGTGCAATTCCTCTTGTTCTTCCCTCGGCTCCGGGAAATAGGCGTTTAGCAGCCTGACACACCGCCGGCTCTCCTTCGATCACCCAGAAGTCACCATCCAGTCGAAGGGTTCCGTAATAATATTCACTTTCGCCCGGATCTCTTAGAAAAGCCGGGATCTCTACAGCATTCATCTGGTAGTCACCTCATTTACTGGCAATTCCCCAAAGTTTTCGCAATCCGATTGAGTGGACTTGCTTCCCGTTGATCTCTTCGGGAAGATCCATATAGCGCTCGATTACAAGGATAAGACCTGTAACCGATTCGAATTGTGCATAACGCCTGAGCTGATTTAATACCTGTTGTTCGTTCGGCTTTCCTTTTTTTGCTTCGATACCAATTCCGTTTACAGTGAGGAAGTCAATACGATTTCTCGGGCCGAGAGGGACTTCGCAGTTAAACGAAATTCCCTCATTCGACAGCTCACGAGCAATGATCTCATGCAGTTTATATTCGCTGATAATCACATGACTTCGGATTCGTTTTAAAGCAGAGATGACTCTTTCCATACTTCCTCCAATCTACTAGCTAATGCAGAATCGTTATTTCAGGTTGTTCCCCTTGAGGAAGCACCCATATATCTTCATGCCCGAATTCAAAAGTAATTCCTTGTTCTGCTTTTGCCGCAGCGATTAATATTACATTTCCCATAGCCTCAGCTGCGTCAGCCGGAACAGCATTTCCGATATACTCCCGAGCCTTAGCGTCTGCGCACCCTTCGAGTTGGAATGGCCGGCCATCAGGTAAATGCGTCGGGAAGGATTGAAGCATGGCGAGTTCATAGGTCGTCAATGGGCGATGCCATGTTCCATCTTCCGCAATCAATATCCACACTCCGGCATCTTTATCGTCCGGTATAGGTCTTGGGTCAGATACTGCAGAAGCTGCCGCATATACGTCGCTGCTACCGATTACTGCAGGTGATTGGTTTTTCCAATCGATAACACCCATCGTTCCTGATCTGGCTTCACATGTGAATCGTAGGTCAGCGACGTTCTGAGCGCCTTGCTGCACATCTGTAACCCCTGTAACTGTTCCCGCTTGCCCGTTCATACCTTGCATACGATATTTATCCGTATATCGCCCCGGTCGATCTGAAATGCGGGGGTCATTGATCGATGCTGCAGACTGCATGGTTCGATTTGCTGATCTGACGGCTTTCGCCGACTTTTTCCAATCTTGTACACCATAGCTATCAGGCATAAGTTTGGTATTTACTTTTGGATCCGCAAAAGCGATTGCTCCACTGCCGAATCTTGTCCCCGTGACCGTAGGAGCTGGTTCAGCGTGACGTACAATTCTATACACTCCCGGATGCCGGCCTTCACGTTCTTTGAGGTTTGGATCGGAAATGCACGCTGCGCCATTAGATAGCCCAACTGCTCCCGTGATGCAATCGGCATGTTGGTTAGATGGCTGAACTCGGTAAAGATTTGTTTTCCCGTCTCCATTAATGGATAGTCGTGGATCTGACACTGCTGTTACTCCATTCCTTCGCCCAGGCCCTGATGTGCTTGTAACTGCCCCGCTCGATTTTTTCCAATCCTGAATTCCATATGCTCCGCTGCGTGGCTCGTGAACGATACGGTATTGCTCATATGGCACGTTCTGCAAGTCCCGCCAATCGCCACCTGCAGGAATTAACGCAAGCCGAACCCAAGTTTTCCATTGCAATCTCGGTAATCGGTGCAATGGTCCGCCGTTTTCGGTATCCCCCGGCATCGGCAGGGGTCCAATCACGTCGCCGATTGTTTTCATTTTTCGTTTCGGCGGAATATAAACGAAATTTGGGACTTGTGCTTCATGCCGTGATAGGATCAAGAAACGCAGTCTGTTTTGCCCTAACCCGCCGATTTCGCCAAGATTATGATCTGACCGCATATTTACGGCGAAACCATATTTTTTCAGCACATTTTGAATTTTCTTCAAGTGCTCTTTCCCGCGTGTCTGAATGCGTGGCACGTTCTCAAGTTGAAGGAACGCCGGAAGACCACCACCATATTCCTGACACGCCCGCAGCGCGAGGTCGATTCCCCGAATGGTCAATTCGTTGAGCGCCTGATATGCTGCCGAATTCGCTGATGCCGCCGGCAGAAGAGCGCTCAGCCCCTTGCATGGCGGTGATGTAAAGAGGAAGAACGGGATCTGATAACCGAAGGCAACCCACATATCCCAAGGTGTCGCTTCTTGCCACTCAACAGGAGGTTCATGGCCATGCCAAGCGGTATACTGAGCTCGAGTAAATAGGTCCATTATAACTGCCGTCTTTTCACCAGCGATCAAATCATGATTGCGGCATGCGACGGGATCATAATCAACCGAACAGAGCTGTTTGAGACGATATACTTTGCCCCCATACTCGATTTGAGATTTGTTGAATCCTACAGTGGCCCCACCTATTCCGCCGAAAAGAACTGCATATGTTTTATACTCGCAATTATCAACGAATTTGAATGCTGCTCCCATGCTTTAGTCCCCCATCTCATATCTTGGAACTCTAAATACATAGTCTTCGTCGATGGATAATGTGACCTGATTGGGATCATCGGATTCGTTATTTTGGTTAAATTCTTGTTCTTCTTGGTTGTTCATCTTTCATTCATCCTTTCAAATTCAACCTCAAGTCGTGGGTTTTCTTTGTCAATTTCATAATCCATGATCCAAGGTAATGCAGTCCGATCATTTTCATAAATCAGGGCATCTTCGAAGGCATCCAGCAAGCCTTTTAAGCCGTTATGCGTATCGATGTGGTTATGATGAGGAAAGTAGAACCATAGTTTGACGATTACCTTTCCATTTTCAGTTCTCCAATTGTTTTTGTTTCTCCAGATGTTTGTAAAGATTACCGTATTATCAAACCATCGCTGCGCTTCCGGAGTAAGGGTTCGCATTCTACGGCTTCGCAATTGCCCACACTTGTCCCGATATTTATGTGATTTATTCTCATACATGTGATTAACACTTGGGGGTATTTCCGGAAGTATTAAGCGTTCCATAATCAATACCCGTTGGATTGCCGCTCATGATTTGTCCGATTTTTCTCGACGTAAGCATCAACGATCTGTTCAAACGTGAATCCTAGGCGTTGCTCGCCAAGAGCATAGAAAATGAACAGGGAAGATCTAAAATGTTCGCGACGCCATTTTTCTACATCTTCGGGTTTCTTGTGAAGTATGAGGTCGCCGATAATCAATCCGACATTATGCAACAAATCCGTGAATAGAATAGCCGTTTCTCCTTCAGCTTCATCCTCCCAAACACAGAGGTCGTCAGATGGCAATTTGAGCTGTCGGGCAATCGATAAGAAGAAATGCAGGCAATCGACGTATTCTTCGAGCAAAAGATTTTTGAACGCTCTCCCCGTACCTTCGCAATCAGGGCATGGAATAAAGGGAGCATTACCTGTATGATGATTCTCATCTCCTGTAGCTCCGCAGGAGAAACAAACCCCGTTATCTACCTTTATCCGTGGAGCTCTGTCGTTGCTCCAGTGTTTGAAACCACGCCATTCATTTGCTAACTCACAGATTTCCACCTGCAGCGCGAGTACAGTGTTCGGCAGGAGATCGATTCCTTCCAGTCCTTTTTCTTTGATGATTCGCGCATCTAGTGCTTTTTGCATTTCGTACAATTCGGATAGTTCCATTGGTTATTAGCTCCTAAAATTAAATGGTTCTATATGGTAAAATCAGATGAACTGCTAATTCGTCTTTACCGCGCAAAATAAATGGTTGCATTGTTTCGTTTAAACATATCTCTACTTCTGTTGAATCAATCGCTTTCAATGCATCAAGCATATATTTACTATTGCAACTGATGGTTATCTCTTCGCCGGTAAAGTCGGTTACATCTACACACTCTTTCGCTCGCTTCGTTGATTCTTTTGCAGTGATTTCAATTTCATTCTGCTTGATGGACAATTTAACGTTGTTCGTTTTTCCTTCTCTAACGAAGTTGTAAACCCGATCCAGCGCAGCGGAAATCTCTTGTTTTTTTGTTAAAGCGATTATTTTAAAACTTGTTGGTATCAGCTGCTCGGTATTGGGGTAACTACCATCAAGTATTCTGGTGTAGAAAGTGAATTGCTTCGACTTTACAACCATTCCGTTACCAAAACTGATTTCGATTTCCTCATCACCGATGATTTTAGATAGTTCATCTAAGGTTTTACTGTAGACAACTGTCTGGAAGTCTTCTCCTTCGTTTTCCGATTCAATTTTAGTCAAACGGTGCCGATCGCAAGCTATTAGCTTCAGCGCTCCATTTTCTTGAG